CCGAAGACGGCGGCCCGTCGATTGCCGAGCGAATGCACAACCGCAATGGGCAACCGCTCTTGCGGCCAGTTTGGCGGCGCGCCGACAACGCGCGCGTTGCGTCAAGTGGCCACATGGGCGGCTGGGACATGATGCGCCAGAGACTGTTGGGCGAAGACGACAAGCCCATGATTTACACATTTTCAACATGCGTTGACTCGATACGGACAATTCCGGTCCTGCAACATGATCAAAAGAGGGCTGAAGACCTTGATTCTGACAGCGAAGACCACGCGGCGGATGAATGGCGCTATGCCTGCATGTCACGCCCGTACACGCGCCCAGCACCGGCAGGGCCTCTAGTCGTGGTGCCGAAGCGCTCAACCTTTAACGACCTTTTGAAGCAGTCCAAGCGCAATCGTGGCCGAAATTAGCGGCAGCTCTGCCTCACTCGAAACGGCAGAAGACGCAGGCAAGGGGCCATCGGGCGTAGTTACGCGCTGGCTCACTGAGTTAGAGCTATCGAGCAAGACGGAAAAAGGATGGCGCAAGCTAGCTGAACAAGTCATTGAGCGCGCCCGCGACGATAAGGCAGCCTCTCAGTCTAGCGATACCTCACCAAATTACCGTTACAACATTCTCGCCTCAAATATCGCCACTCAAAAGCCATCGCTCTACGGACAAACCCCAAGGCCGGATGTACGCCCGAGGTTCAAAGACCCCAACCCGATCAACCGGGCGGTGGCCAAAGTCCTAGAGCGGGCGCTGACGTTCACGCTCGACGCTTACGACTTTGACGACACGATGAAAAGTGCCGTGCATGACATGCTTGTCCCTGGACGCGCAGTGGATCGCATCCGGTACAAGCCCATTATGCGCAAGGTGACGCCGCAGATCGCGCTCATGCCCATGATGGGGCAAGACGGCGTTACGCCGGACCCTGCCGCAGGCTACATGCACCCGGAAACCCGGGAACCTTTGAGCGAATACCAGACCGGCGAACAAGGCCCCTACATCGACGGCGAGCCTTACGACGAGAAGGTTTATGAGGAAACTTATTGCGAGCATGTTGCATGGGACGATTTCCGCCGAGGCCCGGGCAAGATTTGGAAGAAAATCCCTTGGGTTAGCTTCCGTCACCGCTTTACACGCGAAGAGGCGGTGGAGAAGTTCGGCAAGGTCGCTGATGATATCGAGCTTGATTACTCTCCGGATGACCTCAAGGACGACAAGACCGCTGACCAAGATGCTTTCAAGCGCCTGACGTGCTGGGAATTTTGGGACAGAGATACGCGCAAAGTTATTTGGATTGCGCCGTCATACAAGGACGCACCTCTCAAAACTGAAGATGACCCACTTAACTTGCACGATTTCTTCCCGATACCCCGCCCGCTGTACGCTACTGAAGACCCTAACAGCCTAATTCCGGTTGATGACTACCGCCTCTATAAAGACCAAGCGGACGAGCTGGATATCATCACTAAGCGCATAGCGATGATCACGAAGGTTCTCAAGTTCCGCGGTATTTACGACTCCACCATTACGGAAATGGAGGATTTGCTAAATTCGGACGATAACGAGTTGGTGCCCTCGCAGAATGTTATGGCGATCCTCAATGCGGGTGGCGGACTGGATAAGGCCGTTTTGTTCTTGCCGATTGATATGGCCGCGAGGGTATTGGCGCAGCTTTATAATCAGCGGGAACAGGTCAAGCAGTCGATTTACGAGATTACGGGGATCTCGGATATTCTCCGGGGTGCGAGCAATCCCAACGAAACCTTGGGCGCGCAGCAGATCAAAGCCAGCTTTGGGACGCAGCGTTTGCAAGATCGGCAACGGGCCGTGCAGCGTTACGCACGCGATCTAATCCGCATCATGGCGGAGATTATCGCGGAGAAGTACGAGGCGATGACGCTCAAACTTATGACCGGGACGGACGTAACCCCGGAAATGCTGGAAGTTATGCGCCTGGATGGGCCGCGAACCTTCCGCATCGACATTGAAACAGATTCAACAGTGGCCACCGATGCGCAGGCGGACCAACGCAACCTTGCGGAAATGACGCAGGGCCTAGCTCAATTGCTGCAATCGCTGTTGCCGAGCGTTCAAAGCGGGATGCTCACGCAAGAGGCAGCCAAGTCTCTCACGATGAGCGTTTTGCGCCGATTCAAGCTCGGCCGCGAAGTTGAAGACGCCCTGGATCAGTCAACTGAGGAACAATCCTCTGGCCAACCCGGGCAGCAACCGCAGCAGGGGCAAGCGCCTAATCCGCAGCAGGGGGCGCAGCAGCAGGCCGCGCAAGCCGAGCAGGCTAAGGTCCAGGCGGAGCAGAGTAAGGCCGCACAAGAGGCGCAAATAGCGCAAGCGTGGGCGTCTGTAGAACAGCTCAAGGCAGCAGCGGAGAGCGAAAAGATAGAAAATGCCCGGGCCTTGAACGCTGAAGAACATAGGCTCGCGTTAGAGGAAATTGCCGCGAAGCGTGCGCGGTTGTTTGCGGGAGGCGTGGCCGCATGAGTAACCGGACAAGTTACATCTGGTGCAAAAAACGCAAACGGCTAATCACCAAAGCCACCGCGATGCGAGACGCAGCCAAACAAAGCCGGTTGATCGTGATTAAGGATATCGACCCTTACGTAAGCATTGCGACGGGCGATGTTGTCAGTGGGCGCGCGGCAAAACGTGAAGACCTTAAGCGCTCCGGCTGCGTTGAGTACGAGCCCAGCATGAAGGTTCACGCCGCCAAATCGCGCGAATACGAACATGGGCGGTTATTAAACCGCATGACCGAACGGATGGCAGCCGCCTACCGCGATTAACCTAGGAGTTAAAATGTCCGAGCAAGACGCCGGGGCAGCCGATAACGCTGCCGCCGAAGAAACAACCACGCCCTCCATGGACGAGACGATGGCGGCGGCTTTTGATCGCTTGGAAAGCAGCGAGCGAGACGAAGGCACAAAAGGTACTAACACGGAAGGCGCCGGTATCGGCGACACCGAAGGCACCGACGCCGACAACGGCGCGGGAAAAGATTCGACGGACCAAACTGCTAGCAATCAGGCCCCCGGAGCGGAAACGCCCACCGACGCGCCTAATAGCTGGTCTGCCGAGGATAAGGCCATTTTCGCAAAGGCCCCACCCGAAATTCAGAGCGCGATTCTGAAGCGGGAGGCCGAACGCGACAATCTCCTTACCACGAAAACGCAGGAAATCGCCAACGAGCGCCGAACCTATGAGGGCATTAAATCTGTTGTAGCCCCCATCGAAGCCGCAGCGCGCAAAAACAATCTGACCGCAGACGTTGCTATTCAGCAAATGTTTGACCGTCATTTGGACATTGCGCAAAACGGCATTGAAGGGCTTAAGCGGGTTGCAGCCATTTATGGGCTCACGCTCACAGGTGGTGCTCCGGAAACGGAATACACAGACCCCGAAACAGCCGCGTTACGGTCGGAACTCCAATCCGTCAAATCAACCGTTACGAACTGGCAGCAACAGCAAGCCCAACAGCGGGAAGCCGCAGTCAATAGTGAGATTGATTCTGTGCGTCTCGAAAAGGCCAAGGACGGTTCACTTGTCCGGCCCCATTTCGACGCGCTTTTTGATGACATGATCCCATTGGCTCAAGCGATCCGCACGAAGAACCCGAGTTGGACGCCTTCAAAGGTGGCTACCGAAGCATACGAACGCGCCTCACGCGCCAACCCTGAAGTATGGGGAAAGCTCGAGGCCGAGCGTATTGCCAAGGAAAAGGCCGCGACAGAGAAGGCAGCTAAGGAAGCGGCGGCGCTAGCCCTCAAATCCGCAGGCAACAACACTCGCGGCTCTACGGCACATCCGGGCAGCCGAGCTTCCGGTAAGTCAATGGACGAAACGATGAGCAAAGTTTACGACCGAATGAGCGCGGCATAGGCCAGCCTTAAGGAGGCTATCATGGCTCTGCCCAGTGCAACCTTCACCGAAATGGTGACTACGACCTTGCGCGATCATCGTAAGGAACTCGCCGACAACGTTTCAAAAAATAACGCCCTTCTGGCTATCCTCACAAAAAAGGGGAACGTAGAAATGGCGGACGGCGGTTACGAAATTGCCGAGCCGCTCGACTACCAGGAAAACAGCACGTACACGCGCTATTCTGGCTACGACACCCTTAACGTTCAGTCCTCGGACGTCCTGACAAGCGCCAAATACGACTGGAAGCAGGCCACCGTGGCTGTGACCTGTAACGGTCGCGAACTGCGCAGTAACTCCGGCAAAGCGGCGATGATCAAGCTGGCGAAAGCCCGCTTGGACAACGCCATGCGCTCCGCCAAGAACGGCTTATCGAGTGACGTCTATTCGGACGGCACCACGGCGAACCAGATTAACGGTTTGCAAGCTCTCGTCTCGAATGCTGGCACCGGTACCGTTGGTGGGATCGATTCCAGCGCGCAGACTTGGTGGAAGTCCGGCGTGCAGTCGGCGGCGTCCCCGATTCAGGGCGGCGGCGGTATCACGCCCTCAGCGACAACCATTCAATCGCTCATGTTGCCTCTGTGGTTGCAGCTTTCGCGCGGTACGGACATGCCGGATACGATTGTCTCGTCTAACGACTACTTCACGTTTTACGAATCGTCGTTGGTCGCCAATCAGCGCTACATGGATGCGGACGAAGCGACGGGCGGTTTCTTAACCCTTCGCTATAAATCCGCGAAAGTCATCTTCGACGGCGGCTCGGGCATTCCCACCGCTTCCATGTACTTCCTCAACACGGATTTCCTGAAATTGGTTGTTCACAGTGCCGCCAATTGGACCCGCGTTGACGACAAAAGCTCCGTCAACCAAGACGCCGTTGTCATGCCGCTGATTTGGCAGGGCAATCTTGTCTGCCGCAATCGTGCCCTTCAGGGCATCGTGAAAGCGTAGGAGGTATCCATGACTTTTCCCACTGATGGCCTTATTGGCTCTACCCCTGCGTCAATCGGTGCAGACACCACGGCCAAACATGCCGTTGGAACGCGCGTAAACGCGTCCAGCGGACAAGTTTGGGTTTACGTTCTCGCTAGTGCTGACATTTCGGCAAGCTGGTGTGTTGCTGTCAGCAACGCTTTCTCTGCTTCAGGCATGACCAAAGCCCTCGCGGACCTCGGTTATCAGCCTGCCAACGCCTTGTATGCTATCCCCTCCGGTTCTTACGGTTGGGTTGCCATTCATGGCCAAGGTTTGACGCAGACGGTTCTCGGCTCGTGTGACAAGGGCGTTGTTCTTTGTACCAGTGCCGTAACCGGTGTGCTGGACGACGCGACCGCCTCCCAGACCAAAGTTTGGGGTGCTGTGGCGATCACCTCCGCAGGTACGACCGCAACCACGAACGTAACTCTTAACTTGGTGTTCCCGCATACGCAGCTCGCGGGTGCCTAGCATGTATAGGATCGTGGTAGACCGAAACCGGGCCGTTTCCGATGAGGCAGTGAAGTCTCATATGGAAGCGTGCTCCCACCTTCCGGTTTACCGCGATCCAGGCAAAGAAAGCGGCTCGGTGGTCATTTGCGCCGCCGGGCCGTCTCTCTTGAAGGAAATGGAGGTGATCAAATCTCTGTACCGGGCGGGTGTTCCCGTCTGTGCAGTTAAGGGCGTTGCTGACGTTCTGATAGAGAACGGTATCATCCCGAAATACGCCGTTTTCATGGATGCGCACGAGAGCCAGGCACGTTTTCTCAAAAGTCCGCACCCCGGCATTCAATATCTGATGTGCACGCAGACCCACCCCAAGGTTATGGGCTTGCTCGAGGGCTACAATGTTTTGACTTGGCATGGTCAATGTAAGGCGAAGGCCGCTGAGCTACACCCCGGCGCGCTCTACCTTGCAGGTATTACGACCGGCATGGCTGCTATTAGCCTGATGACCTCCATGGGCTATGCGCCGCTGCATTTGTTTGGTTTCGATTGCAGCTACACTGATCTGACGCACGTGTACGACAAGACCCCAGACCAAACGATTGACGTGACGGTGGGCGGCAGGGATTTCAAAACCTCGCTCGCGATGATCGATCAGCATAACGCTCTAGTCGGTTTGATTGCGCAGGTGAGACTTGACGCCCGCGTCTATGGCGATGGAGCTCTATATCACTCGGCGCGGATGATGGTCACAGCCACTCGTCCCGATGATTACGTCATGCTGGTCGACCATCCACTAGACAGTCCAATCATACCCAATCTTCAAAAGGAAATCGCATGAGCGTTGTAAAGCTTGAGGACCGCCCGCCGTTTGTCGAATTTTATGAAAACCCGATTGAAGACCGCGCCGCGTCGATTGCCGCCGGTCACTATGTTGGGCGGGACGTTACCTATGTGAAGGTAACGCCGATGGGTGGAAATCTCGTGCATGAAGATGTTGCAGAGGACTGGTTGAAGCGCAAAGAATCAGTTCGCGATCCTTTCGCGCACCACTTCAAAGAGCTATTCCGCGCCTATAAAGACGGCATTAAGCTTCCCGAAAACGGCATACCAATTAAGACGTGGCCGGTCCTTAGTCCCGCGCAGGTAAAACTTTGCATCTCACTTCATATTCTGACTGTTGAGGACCTTGCAGCGCTTGGCGAAGAAGGTTTGCGTCGGTTGGGCATAGGTGCTCAAGCGATGAAGCAAAAGGCAATTGAATATATTAACGCGGCCAATGGCACCGGGAAAATCACTGAAGAAATCGCGGCTCTAAAGGCGACGGTTGATCGGCTAGTCCAGGAGAGCGAGAACAAGGACAAAATCATCGCCAGCTTCAAGGCTCAGGCTCCCGAAAAATCTGGACGCGCCACGCTTAAGGCCGCCGCTTCTTGAGCTTACTAACTATCATTCAAGGCGCCGCTAAGGAATGCGGGGTAACGCCGCCCTTGGCCGTCATGTCGTCAACGGATGAAAACATTATACGCATGCGATCTTTGGCCAATACCGAAGGGCAAGACCTGTTGCACCGCTCGGAATGGCCAGAAACCATGCTAGAGGCGACATTCACCACGTTAGCGACTGAAAGCCAGGGCGTTCTAAGCGACCTCGCGCCCGGCTACGACTACATTATAAACGATACGTTCTGGAACCGGACAGCCACGCGCCCGATTACCGGCCCATTAAGCCCAGCGGAACGCCAGCGGCAGAAGTCGTCGAACGTCACCGGGCCTTACTTCAGTTGGTACACGCGCGGCACTTCTCTTTACTTCTTTCCCACAACGGCGGCTGGGCAAACGTGTTCGTTTGAATATTCCAGCCTTCATTGGTGCGAATCGTCCCTAGGCGCTGGGCAAGCCGCTTGGGCCGCCGATGATGACGTTGGCCGCTTGTCCGAATATCTGATGAAGCTCGGAATCATTTGGCGTTTCAAAAAAGCCAATGGCCTCGGATATGCAGAGGAATTTAACACCTACGAAGCCGAAGTTAAGGCCGCCGTCACGCGCAGCGGCGGAAAAAAGAAGCTCAACATGAATGGACGCCCAGGTTGGCCGAGTAGCGGCCTTGGGGTTCCTGACGGTAGTTGGCCGCTCTGATGTATGGCGGAATACGCCGCCCGGTAGTCGATACAGACACGCCGGACGGAACGAGCCGCAGCACGCAAGCCGCCGTTGGTGGTTGGAATACACGCGATCCGTTGTCCGCGATGAAATCCAACGAAGCATCGATGCTGGATAACTATTTCCCTGACGTTGGCGTTGTCAGGCTACGTCGTGGGACTGCTCCATGGGCTAGCGGCATGGTCGAGCCTGTTGAATCGCTGCTTACTTACTCTTCTCCGACTTCCAATGAAATGTTCGCAGCGGCAGACGGTGCGATTTACGATGTAACTGCGAGCGGCGTTGTTGGTGCGGCGGCAGTTAGTGGATTGACCAATGACCGCTGGCAGAGCCTGAACTTTGGCACGGGCGGAACAACCTACCTAATCGCCGTCAATGGCGAAGATACGCCGCAGCGCTACAACGGCTCGACCTGGACAACCGCCGGATTGACGGGGGTAACCTCTACTCAGCTCGTCCATATCAACGCGTTTAAGAGCCGCCTTTTCTTCGTGGAAAAGGACACTATGAACGTCTGGTATCTCGCGGTTAATTCCATCTCTGGAGCGCTGACGAAGCTTTCGTTTGCGGAAATGTCCGTTCTCGGCGGTTACATGATGGCCATGGCTACCTGGACACGTGACGGTGGGTCGGGGATTGATGATTTTGCCGTTTTTATCACGTCGAATGGCGAAGCAATAATTTTCCAGGGTACGGACCCTGGGACCGCAGCCGATTGGGCACATGTTGGGACGTTCACAATCGGCAAGCCCGTAGGACGGCGTTGCTTTGCGAAGTGGGGTCCCGATCTTGTCGTGATTACACAGGACGGCTTTGTTCCGTTTTCTAAGGTGTTGGGCCGCGATCAAACCAACTCCGGAGAGTTTCTGTCCAGCAAGATCGCGCCGACCGTGACCGATAGCGTGCAGCGTTTTGGCGCTAACTTCGGATGGGAAGCTACCCTTTATCCAAAGAGCGGCATGTTAATTTTTAACGTGCCTGTAAATGAGAATTTGCAATCCGACCAATACGTGTTGAACACGACAACCGGCGCGTGGTGCCGATTCCGCAACATGAATGCGAACACTTTCGCCGTTTTGGATGGAAGCCTCTATTTCGGGACCAATGACGGCCGTGTGATGAAGGCTGACACCGGAACAGGTGACGAAAACAATACCGTTGATATCGTTGGAGAATGTACCGGCGCCTACAATTATTTCGGCTCTCCTACGCTCAAAAAGCAATTCACGATGTTGCGTCCTCTTATCAGGAGCGACGCCCCATTGGGCGTGTTCTCAATCGTCAATGTCGATTTTCTAAGCGTTGTGCCGACCGCAACCGCCTCTGTTCTGGCGGATAGCTTCGCTACTTGGGATGACGCGACTTGGGATGACTTTGATTGGGCGGGTGATCCGATAATTGTGACGGCATGGCAATCCGTGAACGGCTTGGGGTACGCGGCGGCCTTCAGGTTCCGCACGTCAACCAAGATTCAGCAAGTGGAGTGGGTAGCAACGGATTGGGTGTTTAAGAGAGGTGGCTTTGTCTGAGATTTGGGAGAAGGCGAGGCCGCACCTGTTGCCCGCGATTGATCATCTTCAGGGAAGCTTGACGGAGGCCGACATCATCGAGCGGCTTGATAGCCAATATCAAGTGTGGCTTTACCCAAACTCCGCGATCCTGACAGAGATAGTTCAATTCCCACAATTCGCTGCGCTCAACATCGCCTTAGCTGGCGGTGACAAAGACGAATTGAACGCAGCCGTTCCGGAGATCGAAGCGTACGCGCGGCGGGCCGGGTGCAAACGCTCAATGATTGCCGGTCGCCAGGGATGGCGCAGAGAGCGCCCTGATTACAGGTTTGGTTACACAATGCTCTATAAGGATTTATAGGCGATGGCTTTCCTATTCAGCACTCCTAAAGCTCCCGATCCCGCAGCAACGGCGGCAGCGCAGGCGCAATTGAACAAAGAAGCCGTCTACGACTCGGCGCGCGTCAATCAAGTTAATCAAATTGACCCGTACGGTTCTCAACAGTGGACAGGGGACATCGGTTCACCAAATCGTACGGTCACAACAACGCTTAGCCCTGCAGAGCAGGCTAAATACGACCTTGGCAATAAAGTCGCCATGGGGCTCGGCGCTCACGTCGATAACCGCTTGGCGCAAGTTACCGACGACCCATTTGATATCAACAAAAACGCACCAACGCGGCAGTTTGGCGGAGCAGTCACGAGTTACGACACCTCTACACCGATCCGCACAAGCATCGACAGCGCCGGGCCCATCAGCGGGCAGATTGCTAACGCCGGGTCCGTATTGCGCGAATTTGGCGCGGCAGGCCCTATCCAATCGACTGTGGGCCTTGGTGACGTTAATCAATCCCTTAAGGCAGCCTCGGACGCGATTTACAATCAAGCGACCTCGCGCCTGGACCCTCAGTGGCAGCAGTCGCAAACAGCCCTTGAAACACAGCTTGCCAATCGTGGGATCACCGCCACGTCTAACCCGGCAGCGTATCAAGAGGCGATGGATAATTTCACACGTCAAAAAAACGACGCTTACACTTCCGCTCAAAATGCCGCCACGTCGCAAGGCATCGGCCTTCAAAACCAGCTTTTCGGCCAGAACGTAACTCAAGGCACATTTGCCAACACGGCGCAGCAACAGGGCTATGACCAGAACTTTGGCCGCGCTGCATTTTCTAACCAAGGGCAGGAGCAGCAATTTGGGCAGAACGCAGCGCAAACCCAAATGGACATGGCTGCACAGGCGCAGCAGTTTGGCCAAAATGCGCAGCAGGCCGAATTTGGCAACAATGCCGCCGCTCAGGCCGACGCACGCGCCGCCTCGCTGGCTCAATTCGGCAACAGCGCTCTCATGCAGAATCAGAACAGTACAAATGCCGCGCGCGATGCGGGAATCAACGAAAACATCTTGAATCGGAACCAGCCCATTAACGAAGTCAATGCTCTCATTTCCGGCAATCAAGTCACTACACCTCAGTTTGGCGCTCCGGCGCAGTACAACGTCAATGCGGCGGATATCACGACGCCGACCATGCAGAACTATCAGGCAAAGGTTGCGAGCCAGAACGCTAAGATTGGCGCGCTCGGAAGCATCGCTGGCGCTGCTGGCGGCGCCTACATCATGAAGGGCTAACGAATGAGCAACCTTCTAATCTCGCAAGACCCTACCGAAAAGTCCCGGCGTCAATTCGCGCAAGCGCTAATGGCACAGGGCATGCAGGGTGGGCCCGTAGAGGGCGGGGGGCTTGGCGGCCTCGCGCGTGTCGTGCAGGCGCTAACAGGCGCGTACATGGCACGGCAGGGCATGGACGAAGACAAGGCGAAGATGGCGGCGCTGACCAAAGTCATCGGCGAAGCGTCGGACGTAATGACAAATCCAGACCTTGGCCAGGACGGCAATATTCCGGTCAATAAAGCTGATTTTCGGGGTGCGCAATTTCCCGAAGTTCCGGCAGACGCACAACCCATGCCGGGACTGCCTGGACAGCCCGATATCAAACCGGCGCAAGTCAGTTTTGATATGGATAAGGTCAACGCCGCGCCTTCGCTTGATCCGACGAAACGGCAGGCTATGGCGCAGGCATTGCTCGCCAAAAACGAGGATATGGCTCCGCTGATAGCTCAACAGCGCTTTGCCAACATCTTTAAGGGTCCGCAGGATGAGACGGTAGCCGAGGGCGGCATGATCGTTACTAAAAATGCGGACGGAACATATACCAAGAAGTTTGAGAACCCCAAAGATGTAAACGCCCGCGCGCCGTCACTTACCACGATGGGCAAGTCCGGCGCGGAGTCAAAAACCCTCAATCTGTCAGACCCAGCGGACTTGGCGACGTTCAAGACGTTGCAGGCGCAGGGCTATAACGAAATCAAAACCCCCGGCGCCACCATCTCGATTGATCAGCGGCAGGATTCCGCAGAGAAGACCGCTCGCGGCGGCGATCTTGTGAAAGAGTTTACCGGCATTCGGGAATCCGCTGACGCAGCTCAAAATGCACTGGCCAGTCTACAGACAGCGCGTGCGATTAAAGACCTGCCCGGCGGCGCTCTTGAGCCCGTAAAAGCCAAAGTTGGTGCGTTCGCCCAAGCGCTCGGCATCCAAAAGGAAAACTTGGCGGCGCTTGGCCTAGACAATGCGACAGACGCGGAAGCCTTCACCGGCATTATGCAAAATCTTGTGCTTGCGAAAATGCAAGCGCAGAAAGGCCCGCAAACCGAAAACGATGCGCGGCGCATTGAACAGACCGTGGCTTCTCTCGGCAACCGGCCAGAGGCGCGCGATTTTCTTATGCGCGCTGCCGTATCAAACGAACAGACGGCGATCCTCAAACGCTATTTTTACGAAGATTTCGAAGCAAAGAACAACACTCTCAGCGGAGCGTCTAAGGCGTGGCGTGACTACATGGGCTCGACGCCGATGGTTGCAACCAATCCCAATTCCAACTTGCCGGTTTTCTTCACTGAATTTGCCGAAGGCGTGCATAAGGCGGAAGTAGCGGCGGGGCACGCGCCGCCGACTGCCGAGCAGGTTCTAGCGGAATGGAAGGCCAAATATGTCAACCGCTAGGCGTCTGATTGATCCATTCGACGCCGCACCACCACAAAATGGTGGAGACGTATATGGTCCGCCTCCGCCAGCCAAGATCGTCCCTAACGCTCAAGGAAGCCTTATTGATCCATTCGATAAAGCGTCCACGCCCGAACCCGCGCGAAACTTTGACGCAAGCACTTTTAACGGTGCCGAACCAGTCGCCCCTATTACCCGGGATCAATTGAGCGCAATAGGCGACGCATTTACTGGCAAGAAGACCACCGAATTTCCGGATATGCCGGAATTTACACCGGAAGCCATCGACGCTGCCAGCGGTCGCCAAAGAAACGACCCGAACCGCACAACCGCAATGGAAGCGTTCTTTCTCGCGGGGAGTCCTAAAGCTTACGCCGATATCATGGTGAAGCATTTAGAGGGGGCCACACAGACTAAGGATAAATTCGGGAACCCCATCATTGAATGGAAGGGCCAGAAGTATTACGCGAACAAGCCCGGCGCGTCGGCTAACGACCTTATTAAGCTTGGTACTGATGTTTCAGTGTTTGCCGGTCCGGCAAAACTCGCGGGAATGTTCAAGGGCCTCGCAATGCGTGCTGTCAGCATGGCAGGTGGCGCGGGCTTGACCAGCATTGGGCAGGACGTTGGAGCCGGTATGATGGGCTCTGATGAAGGCGTTGACCTGGGACGCGCCGGTATGGCCGCAGGATTCGGTGGCGCGAGCGAGGTGGCCGGGCCATTGATTGGTGCTGGGAAGAGTAGGCTTTTCCCTACGAAATTTGTTGTTGACGGAAAACCCACTGAATTGGCGGCGAGCATTGTGCGGAGCGCTGGCTTTGAGCCGGGCGCGCTTGACGTTGGGCATTGGTCCAAATTGCAGGACGCGTTCAATTCCCTGCCATCGGCTGCTAAGTCGGCGCTTAAAGATGTTTCGGAAGGCGCATCGGGAGACGCGACCCGAGCGGTTGCCTCCGGAATCACAAACCGCTCCGTAGGTGCTTTCCCGAAAACTCAAGGGCAAGCTACCGGCGATTTCATGCAGATCGCAAATGAGCAATCTATGCGGGCGGGTGCGCTGGGCGGAAAAGCTCAAGGTATCGTGAGCAATTTTGATGAGAAGGTGCAGGCTCCGGCTATACGTGAGGCTTTCCAGGCCACGCAGGCGCGACTGGGTGGCCAGCCAGGCGCACCGAAGCTTGCGGGTGAGTTTGAGGCGGGCGGAGCAATTCTCGACAAATTGAATAGCGCTGAACGTAGTGCGGGGGGCGCGGTCGATGATGCGTACGACGCCGTACGGCAAGCATCGTTGGCTGAAGGTGGGGATGCTATCCCCCGTTTTTCACAGAAAAGCATCCCAACCATCGGTAAGACGATGCAGACCGCCGTCCGTAACTTGGATGTTGTTCTGGACCCTACACTTACGCCGATGGCGGTTAAAGCGATGAAGGACATTGGGAAGTTTTCAGTGAAGGGCGGAAAGTATCCGCAGGCCGTGACCATTGTGGAGGCTGAAACCATGCGCCGCCGCTTGGGCGCTTACGTGAATGCCGCGAAGGACGCGCCGGAAGATTTCCGCGCTGCGGTGAAGGTGAAGGCGGCGTTTGATCAGTGGATGGATAACGCAATCGACAACGCCTTGGTTTCCGGCGATCCGGCCATTTACCAGCAATTGAAGAATGCTCGATCACTGCGCGCGGACTACGCGCGAAAGTTTCAAGCGAGCGGCGGCGATGATGAGGCTGGAAAGGTTATGGAAAAGCTTACCTCTGGAAACGCGACGAATCAGGAGGCGATAAACTTCATTTTCGGCGCTTCTGAGGTGGGGGCAAAGCAAGGGGCCGTAAGAACCTTAGACCGTATGCAAAAAGTTTTTGGCACGGCAAGCGAAGAAATGGGCCTCATAAAAGAGGCAGGCTTCATGCGGATGATCTACGGACCGAAGCAGAACGTTCGTCAGGCCACCGCGCCTCAAGAATTTGCGCAGGGAATCGTCTCTCGCATGAACAATGCCCTGGACGGGCCTGGGCGTGAGATTATGGAGCGAATGTATTCCCCGGCGGAACTTGGCCAGTTGAAAATCTTGCGCGACGAAATGAAGACACTGATCGTGCCGAAGCTCGGGCAGAATCCGTCAGGAACAAGCGCGGCATTGTCCCGCATTGTGCAAAGCGCCGCCGGTAAGCTTTCGTTCTTGGCTGGAGGCGTCAAAGGCGCTGCGGCGAGTGCAGCGATTAAGGGTGCTGGGAATGTTCGGAATGCGAGTGCGGCAAAAGAAGCGGTGGGAGGATTTCAACTCCCATTTGCCCCTCGGGTTGAGCACATATTCTCAACTCTCCCCGCTGCCATTGGTGCCAACGCACCCGCTTACGGTAATCGCGAGCCATGAGCACAAGGAACGGCGAGAGAAGGGCGCAAACCCATAGGGCGGCACCCTGGTATCCCCACAAGGTAGCGCAAACGTACGCGCCAGCCCAAAGCGCTGCGTGGAAGAGGAGTTCAAACATCGTGGAAATCATCGCCGCATGATAACGCCAAGTGCGCCGAAAAGTAACCACCCTAACACCCGCCCGCGAGGCGGGTTTTTTTATGGGATAAACAATGGCTTATAATGGCTCCGGCCTCTTTGTCCGAATCTATAACTGGGTCACGGACAAGGCAAACGGCATCAAAATCCGTGCAGATCGTATGGACGCTGAAATGGACGGTTTTGCTACCGGCCTTTCTACGGCGATCACCAAGGATGGCCAAACCACCATCACCGCGAATCTGCCGATGGCGGGGTTCAAACATACGGGGGTTGGCGCAGCTTCCACGCGAACGGATTATTTACGCGCCTCGCAGGTTCAAGATAACGACCTAACCACCTTCACAGCTACGGGAACGGATACATACGCGATTACACCAATTCCGGCGGTTACCTCATACACGAGCGGGCAGGCGTGGCAGGTTCTCTTTACAAACGGCAACACCGGGGCCTCAACAATTGCTGTGTCAGGATTGCCAGCGAAGGCCATCACGAAGCGCGGCGCGGTGGCCCTTGTCGCTGGCGACATTCCGGCGGTCGCGCTTGCCCTGATTGTCTATGACGGCACGCAGTTTCAGCTTCAGAGTATCGGCGTAGAGCCTGATTATTTTGTCGCGTCCGGAACCGACACGTACACCGTGACGGCTTCGCCCGCGCTCACGGCTTATACGGCCGGTCGTGCCTACACCGTCTATTTCCCAAACGCGAACACTGGCCCTGCGACGATCAATTTCAACGGCCTTGGCGCGAAGGACTTAACCAAGCTTGGTGCGGCGGCATTAGGTTCTGGTGACTTGGCGGCGGGGTATGTCACACAGATTGTTTATGACGGAACTCGGTTTCAGACCGCCGCGCCGGGGGCGTCTGTGTCTCTCGGCCTTGCCGCTGGTGCTGCACAGACCGGAAGTTTCACGGCGGCGATTAATACTAAGTACGTCTGCAATTTTACCGCAACAGCGACAATCACACTCCCATCTTCTGCGAGCGCCGGGGATGTGATCGTTTTAGCTATTGGTGGTTATCAAAGCGTAACCCTTGATCCCAACGGCCTAAAGATCAACGCATCAACTTCATCTCTAAGCATAGGTTCTGACATGCAAACACTGATGATTACGTATACCGGCACAACGAATGGGTGGGCGTAATGCCCGTAACATCTAATACTAGCGTGACTTTGGGCGGGGTGGCCCCTCCTGGGTATAAAGCGAACGTTTACTACCCGCCACAGTTTGTCGCGTTCGCGAGTGGGACGGTCACGACTACATCGACAAGACTTTATTTCGTCCCGATCTATATATGGCAGACCTATACATTTGCTGGGATTGCCACGAGCAATTCCGGCGCTGGCGACACCGGAGATACATACCGTGTCGGCGTTTACACCGATAGCGCTGGCCCGGCATCGCTCGTAGTTGATGTCGGGGAGGTAACTCTAACCGCCGCAGCTGCGGCGCGCGAATCCCTTGCGTCGATAACGCTTAACAAGGGGTTTTATTGGCTGGCCTTCCACGCGAATCAGGCAGCCGATCTTGATGCGGTCAACGCCATTACAATGTCGCAAGCTGATCTTGGCACGTTGGGATTAAGCAGAAGCGCGACGATATTCTCATCTACTTACAGCCTTAGATATGTAGATACGGCTTACGGCGCGCTGGCATCCACTGCAGTCGCACCTACGGCGTCAACCACCACGGTGCCGATGATGTATTTAAAAGCGTAGGGAGCGGGCAATGGGAACTAAAATTGTAGAGAGCTGGGAATATTCGGATGAATACCCCAAGGGCATCAAAGTTGGGGAAACTACGGTAGAGACGAAGCCGTTAGTCCTCAGCAAAACAGCATTTCAGGACTATGCCGTTTCACAACTCGGTGGCGGTCTTACAGGCATGGCGCGCTTTACGCAGATCATGGACGCGACAAAAGCCAGCACAAGCGATGCCGTGCGCTTTGCCTTCGCCCGGTACGAAGCGGCGCTGACATTTGAGAAAACCAACACGGACACGCTTACGGCTGTGATGGAAGCTGATAACTCGACCGGACAAATCACTAGCACAGAACGCGCCGCAATTTTGGACAACTGGCCGACCGCATAGAAAACAGCGCGCCCTGTCCCCTACTGGACATAGATGCCGGGACGACTTCCCACACCCTGCAAACCAAGGATTTGCAAAATGAAGGCCCATAGAGAATGCCCGGAGAGCCGGAGAGGTTGCAATGGCTGAGAATCAGGAAAGCCGCATTGCTCACGCCCTAAAAAACGGCACAGGAACGATTATTACCCGGCTCGCCATCATGGCCATGCCGCCTTTGTTCGCCGGGTCCGTCTGGATTGGGAAGGTTGCCATTGAGCTGGGCTTCGAAAAAATCACGGCGGCGATAGAGCGAGTAGAGCATCACGTTGACAAGATCGACGGAACGCTGAGCGAAAACACTCAAGCCGTCATCAACTTAGATAAGCGCGTGACACGGAACGAAGATCACATCCAGGAAATCCGGAGAAAGAGATAATGGACAGCTTCACACTCTCAACCTACCTGCACCTCGCCGCGAGGATAGCTATCGTCGGCGGCTTGGCCGGGTTTGTCATTGTTCTAGGCGAAAAGGCCGTTGGCCTTGATATTAGGAGCGC